GGCGGCACAGTTGGTGTGGCGGCCTCAGTCCGGAACAATTTGAAAACCAGAACCTCGCTTAGGCCTGTGTCCATATTACGTGGGTAGGATCAATCGTCCTGTTTTGCTGGATGTTAAATATTTAGATAAACATGGTTCGAGCCGCCATCATCCTCTAGATATGTGTATCCAAGATGCTAGAGTAAATGGTAAGGAAATTATCCCTGTTGTTTCTCCCGCATATTCAACAAACTATATACATGCTGTTCAACGCAACTTAATCAATGGGCTCGCTATATCTATCACCCCCCAGACATGGCACCAATTCACAAGTCTGGTTAACCACTTAAATATTCATCCTAGTTTAATTGATGTAATCATTGATTTTGGAGATATTCAAAACGCAACTGATAGTTTAAAACAACAAGCATTAAGCATGGTCAACACATTATCAGGCCAAGCTCCGTGGAGAAACTTGATTTTATCTTCAACCGCATACCCAGCATCACAGGCAGGGATACCGCAACATCAAGTTCATCATATTCCGCGCCATGAATACGATCTTTGGATGTACGTAGTACAGAATTTTAGCAATGGAAGAACGCCAAGTTTTAGTGATTATCCCACCGCTAGCTCTACCATTACGAGCGTAGACCCACGCTTCATGTCTCAGTATGTCTCAGTGAGATATTCGAACGATACCTCATGGATCTTTGTAAAAGGTACCGCAGTTAAAGGAAATGGATGGGGCCAAACTAAAAACTTATGTACTACCCTTGTTAGTTCGCCAGAGTATCAAGTCTTTGGTTCCAAATTTAGTTGGGGGGATGATTACATTTACCAAAGATCATTAGGCGCTAACAAATCTGGCGGCTCTAAAGAATGGCGTAAAGTTGCACATACGCACCATATTACGTTAGTCGTGAGACAGCTTTATTGGTTGGCGCAGACTCAGCCTGCCAAGCCTTAACTTTCCAGCCTACGCGTTTCTTTAAGGCTGTTCTGACTTCAAGCCTGAGATTCGCTATTGGAATATTTTCCGCAATAATATTCCATAACTCAAATCGGGGCTTGCTTTTGATTCCTTTGGAATAGCCCCATCGTTCAAGTACGTCGATACATTCATCTTTCCAAAGCAATTGAGCGAGCATCAATGTGTCATGGTTTCGATTAAGCTTTTCTCCACGCATGTGCTTTATAAGAATGGCGCCTTTTGGCCCAACAGAAACCGTTTTAACGCCCCACCAACCTGGGATTAACTTTAATGCTCCCTCAAGATGTTTCTCAGCTACGACAAGAGTAACCTTGTCCATTACAGAAGAATAATGCTTGATTTGAAGAGGCAAACGCTCCAAAGAGTCATATTCACTTTTGAGCTCGTACCCGTGTATAACACCATTTATTACAGCAATGTCTGCTCTACTGGCGCCAAGGGATATGGAAAATTCATCGACCACAAGGCAGTCTGGATCTAAATGCGATTCTTTCAAAAGCTTATGATGCACCGCGAACCTAACATCTTGATCTTTCATGACTTCTCCTTACTCCCTCCGTTATTGAATTATAGCGCACTGCATTTTACTGCATTTGAGAGATTTGACCACTTCAATCACAAAATGCTTATCTGCAGCAACAAGATTCATAGCCATACGACTATGGTGATTACCTTTTGTCTGGAAAACTGACCATTCCACGAAGATCAGATAGGTCTATAGAATCTTGGTTTGTCATAGCGTTCGCCTTACTTTGAGATGAACCTTTGCTGCATAGGAGATCAGCCCGTCAAGGCTCACCAGCACTAACTGACTACTCAAAGGCTCATTCCAAAGGGTTTGGTTCGACGTGGTTGAGTGCACTGCGGTGCGCGGTGAAATACCTGTACAAAAATGCCCCGCATCTGCGAGGCATTTTCCTGAAAGTCACGTATTAAATTTCAGTGAAATTAAAATTATTTTAAGCACTGCGTCCTGATGTACTCCTGCAGGTAGTTGACCTGCGCGGTTATCTTGTCGATTCCACTTCGGAGACGGTAATAATTGAGTTCAGCATCTGCTGTAAGTCTTGGGCTTTCTCCATTGCCCATGCCGCTGGCTCCGGTCGTTGACTTTGCACAGGTAGCGGCGACTTGCAGGCGCTTACGCCCAGCAGAAACATCAGCACGGAGGCTTTCGATAGTCGCGTTAGCATCAGCAAGCTCCTTTGTATATCTGGCATCGAGTTCTGCTACGTCACGTTGACGCTTCTGCATATCAGCGATTGTGGATGTGGCTTTATCGCGCTGCTCTTTGTAGGTTATGGCGTTATCACGGTAATGATTCAGCCCCAGACTAAGCGCACCACAGGCCACCAGCAGGGCAATGATGACCACGCACAGTACGCGGTTCATTTCACCACCAGCGTATCTGACCGATGAAATAACCGGAGGCCATAATCACAAACACCAGCCAGATAAGAATGAACTTCCAGGTGGATAATTTTTCAGCCATCACTCGAATCTCCCGAATCAGTTTGCTAAAATCAAACACACTTTCTCCTTTGACTTTTCCGGAGTCAGGAAACACAAAACCCCGCTTGCAGCCAACAAACGGGGTTTTTACTTTTATTCTCTTAGTTTTTGTCAGTTCGCAGGATTTCGTGTTATCCGTCCGTGTGAGCAAACCGCATTTTTCAGCAAAATATTCTGCTTATCTGTCAATTCCCCAGCACGCCAGCGCACTCTCCTGGTCGCGACGGGATACCTGACCGTAACAGTTGTTTGAGCGAATACGGCAGTCTCTGCCACCGTCCTTAATCCACCAGCGAATCGCCTCACACGCCCCCCTGCGATCGCCTGCATTAATTCGTTTATAAAACGTCGACGGGAAACACTTACCGGGGCCAATGTTGTACGGACAGAATGACGCAATCCCCGCTTTCTGTGGTTCGGTCAATGGCACTTTGATGTTTTTCTCCACCCATGCCAGCGCCTTATTACGCTCAATGGCGTTAACCTGAGCGCATTTTGCCGTCGACAACTTCATGCCTGGAACAACAGGTTTACCATCCACCATGATGGCACCACGGCAGATGGTCCAGATCCCCGCACCATCACGGTATGCCGTGGTGTGGTTACCTTCCTTTTCATCCAGAAACTGGTCGAGAATGTCAGGCGCAGGCGCACCAGCGGCAATCAGCGCCAGAACGGCAGCCGACAGGCCGTATTTGATTTTGGTGTTCATGGATATTTATCAGGATTTATCGGCAACAGATAACGAGCCAGCTTATATACGTCCTTTAAGATAAGTCAGTCCTGGATGAAACCAGTAAGCCGGCACTTTTTTAAAGGGCGGATTATCAAAATCACGAAGAAGAGCCTTCCGCACAACTGCATCCTTGTCCGCACCACTGGCCAGCGCTTCAATCTCAGCAGCTATCTGCAGATATCCCATGCAACGACCAATGCACTTCATCAGCCCCTGCTTTTTATTGTTCTTCAGGTAATCAATGGCAAATTCAATGAGCTCCTCACTATGCTGGTGCGATGGCGGTGTTACTTTTCCATTTTCTGAGATGGTTATTTTCCCAGCATCACCGGATACAACAAAGGATGGCCGGTTACACTCCCATTCCAGGTCACTGAAATTATCATTATGAATACTGAAACACTCTGCGAGATTTCTGCTCATCACTTTCCGGCAATAATCGTAAAACGCAGCAAACTGCTCATCGCGGCGTTTTTTTTCAGGCTGCTGAAGATGCTCTTTCAACCATGAAGCGCAGCTTAGATTCGCCGCGCGATCAGGAATAGCTTCTTTCATTTCGTCTGCTGCAAGCACCTCATTTTTTGTTGGGGTGCTTTTTTTCAATTCAGCGATATAGCACTCCAGTTTTTCAATACGCGATTCAACATCATCTTTTTCTGACCGCAGTGTTGACGGCGGCATCTTCAGAGAACAAGTAATTCTTCCCGGTAGCTTTCCTTTGTAGGTTATCAATACATCCTGCGCATCTAAAATTACGGGGCGCTTTTCCGGTGACGGTTCATCCCCTTCGCATAACCCGGCAACAATATCCATGAAAAACTGCTTCGCCTGTTTTTTCGCCTCAGCTTCGTAGAACTCCAGCGTGGCACCTTCAGTACGGTCAAGACTAATCGCCACATGTGGCAACAACAACGACGGATGCCCGCCAATTTCAAGTGCCACAGTAACAGCAATCTTATCCGGGTAATTATTTATCTCTTTAACAACCAGTTCGTATTTTTTCTTCATCGCTTTAGTCTCCCCGCGCCGTCTTACGGCGGTCCTCCCTGATTTTGAAATACAGGTTAGTCAGATACGTCAGCAGGCCAAACAGCAGACTCCCCAGTACACCTATTGCCACCCACTGGGACGGAGAGACTTTGTCCAGCAGCTGCAGTAACCAGTATCCCGTCCCCACCGCTGACGTGGTGTATGACACACCCGTTGTGATTTTTTCCATCTGATGTATGTCTCCGTCACCGCCGACAGAAAATGAAAGTAAAGGAAAACAAAAAGCCGCCAGTGTCACCCACTGACGGCCAACTCCGGGAGCCGTGATTATGGCATTCAGGCTCTGCTAAAAATGCCAGATAACATTCCGACCAACCCCTGATTCAGGTTATAAATGACACAATATCTTGACAACATCCGTCACTGTCTGTCAGAAAATGTACTGCCAAATATAAGTATCATGTGAAGTACATCTACCCGTTTTAGCCAGCGTCCTTCAGAGTGGGCGCTGGCTTTTTTTATTATGCTGCCGGTGCATTTATCTCCAGCATCAGACTTTCTATCTCAACGCCATACGCTGCATTTTTTGTAACATCCGTCAGCGTCAGCGCATTCAGTCCCAGTGTCAGACTGTCTTTTATA